AGGTGGAGCAGGGTAAGCTTCGATGTGAAGTGCTCACCCCACCAGGCACCAAGCGTAAAGTCGGTGGGCATCACTGGTCAGCTCACCGGAAGCCGCGCAGATTTAATGATCCTAGACGACATTGAAGTTCCTGGCAACTCAATGACGGAGTTAATGAGGGAGAAGCTCCTACAACTTTGTACAGAAGCTGAATCTATCCTTACACCAAAGGATGATTCACGTATTATGTACTTAGGTACTCCTCAGACTACGT